TAGCTTGTAAGTATATCAATATCTAGGTGTTAAGTTGATAGAGGTACCAAGTCCAATCCAAAAAAAGACATATCCATAGACATTAAAACAGTTAAATCAAAAAGGGGTCCCACTGCTTTGTACTATATTTATTGATTTGGACAGTCAATGCTGATAAATACCTTTTGAGTCCCATAAAAAATATTTTATGCAAAATTTTTTAACATTAGAAGAAATCGTAAAAAGAATAGAGAAGTTACCTCCTGATCTTAGACGGAAAGCTAAGAAGAAGCTTATTACTTTAAGTCGTACCAAAACCATTAATGAAATCAAAAATGACTTTTTGACTTTTGTCAAACACATGTGGCCTGATTTTATAGAGGGGTCCCATCATAAAATTATTGCAAAAAAATTTAATCAATTGGCGTCGGGTGAAATCAAACGTTTAATCGTGAATATGCCACCCCGTCATACCAAATCAGAATTTGCATCCTATCTCTTGCCCGCGTGGATGATAGGCAAGACCCCTAATTTAAAAATTATTCAAGCAACTCACACTGCTGAACTGGCGGTACGTTTCGGACGTAAAGCTAAACACTTAATGGATACTGAAGAATATAAAAAAGTCTTCCCGACTAGACTCATGGAAGACAGTAAAGCCGCTGGTCGCTGGGAAACAGATCAGGGAGGCGAGTATTTTGCCGTAGGAGTCGAAGGCGCGGTAACAGGAAGAGGAGCGGATCTCTTAATTATTGATGACCCGCATTCCGAGCAAGATGCCATGTCCAAGAAAGCAATGGAACGAGCTTATGAATGGTATACGACAGGACCCAGACAAAGACTTCAGCCAGGAGGACGAATTGTTCTCGTAATGACGAGGTGGAATACGAGAGATCTAACGGGCATTTTACAAGAGGCTCAAAAAGAACCTCGAGCCGATCAGTGGGAGGTGGTGGAGTTTCCTGCGATCCTACCTTCAGGAAAACCCGTGTGGCCAGAATATTGGGACTTGGATCAATTGTTAGGCGTCAAGGCATCAGTTGCTTTACCGAAATGGAATTCACAGTACATGCAGAATCCAACGTCGGAAGAAGGCGCGTTGATAAAACGAGAGTGGTGGAAGAAGTGGAAAGAGCAGAAGATGCCAAAATTGAAACATGTGATCCAGAGCTATGATACCGCGTATTTAAAAAAGGAAACGGCTGACTTTTCGGCGATTACCACCTGGGGAGTGTTTTCAACATCTGAAGATACACCGGATAATTTAATCCTGGTCGATGCAGTGAAAGGCAGATACGAGTTTCCAGAATTAAGGCGCAAGGCGCTTGAACTCTATAAATATTGGGAACCCGATACCGTCATTATCGAAGCCAAGGCAGCAGGATTGCCGTTGGCGTTTGAACTGAGGAATATGGGTATCCCTGTTATTAACTTTACGCCGAGCAAAGGAAATGATAAGCATACAAGAGTAAATGCGGTCGCACCTCTTTTTGAGTCTGGCCGAATTTGGGCTCCCTTGGAGATGGAGTTTGCACAAGAAGTAATCGAAGAATGCGCTTCCTTTCCATACGGTGATCATGATGACTTGGTTGATAGTACGACCCAAGCCATAATGCGATTTAGACAAGGTGGATGGATTACCCATCCAGAAGATTATAAGGATCCGAAGAAACCTATTATGACAAGAGAATATTATTAATGGCCATTCCGTTTTATTATAACCCAGCAACTAATGAATTAGAGCTGACGGCAGATCCCTCTCCGTTAAGAACTTCATTAGGAAAACGCTTTGGGCTTAATGAAATTTCTACAGCGCGCGAAACCTTAAGTCCTACAAAATCCCATAAAGAAGGAGGACGGATTGGACTCGGCGGAGGCACTAGTCCTAAAATAATTGAGAATCGAAAAAGAAAACTTTATTTTGATTTACATCGAGATGACTTCATGAACCTTTTTGAATACTTACAAAGTGCTTTAGCCCAAAACGATTATGAGGGATATTACAAATAAAATGAGAACCCAAGATGAGATCATTAAGGATATTAAGACTGTTCTGGAAGAGAAGGTTGCCCCGAGTGTTGCGGCACATAATGGTCATATTGGTTTTATTAGCTTTGCCAGCGATACTGGCGTGGCTACTTTAAAATTATCAGGTAGCTGTTCAGGGTGTGCCATGTCTAAGATTACCTTACAAAGAGGGGTGGAAAATACCTTAAAACACTATGTCCCTGAAGTGAAATCGATCGTGGGTAAAGATGATGAAGAAGCAGCGGAACAAGGTTATGATCCTTATTTCCCAAAAGACAAAGAACCGGATTGGGAAAGACTAGTCAGACACAAGTATGAATAAAACACTCGTTAAGAATATGAAGTATGTGAAATGGAATTTGATTCCGCCCGTTAAAGGCCCTGAGCCTAGAGCCTTGATTAAAGAATCAAAACAGGATAAACCTAGAAACTTGGAGAAGAAAAATGGCAGAATTCAAATTTGACTATAAGATAATATCGCCTCAACTTTATGAGGACGATGGTAGAAAACTTTCAAAAGATACTTCAAAAGGTAATCTCACAGTTACGGCGGATAATGCTGATCAAGCTAAAAAAATAGCACGAAACAAAATTAAACAGGGAAATACATATAAAACCATGGTTAGTAATTTACCCTCTCAAGATACTTCAGATGAAAAAAAGCCAAGAATAACGCTACAAGATACTAAGACTTACTTAAAGAAATTAGCTAAAAAATTTAAAGTGAAAGCAGGTGGTTCTGGTTCTCAAACATATGAAGGAACCAAAGAAATTTTGCCACGACTGGTACCTATAGATAGACTAAAAAAACAAAGCGGTGGAAGAATAGATAAAGCTCTTCCACGAGGAAGTAGAGATATTTAAATGGCAGAAATAGATAAGTCTTTACCGAACGTAAAGCAGACTTTAAAAATCCCGTCGCCCCAACAGCAAATGCAAATTGATGCTGAGTCTCAAGCGTCCTCGCCAGCTCAACCTGAAGTGACGAAGAACGAAGATGGCTCTGCAGAAATTACGTTTGAACCCGGTGCCGTTAATCAAGAGGGCGGGCAAGATCATTACGCTAATCTAGCCGATCTTCTTCCCGACAATGTTTTAGATCCCTTAGGATCAGAACTTTGGGCAAACTACGATGAGTATCGTAGATCTCGAAGAATGTGGGCAGACTCATACACAAAGGGTTTAGACCTTTTAGGATTTCAATACAAAGACCGAACCCAACCGTTTCAAGGCGCAGCAGGAGCAACGCATCCAGTACTCGCTGAAGCTGTCACACAGTTTCAAGCCGGAGCGTATAAAGAATTATTACCTGCAGGCGGACCGGTACGCGCACAGATTTTAGGAAAGATAACACGAGAGAAACAGGATCAAGCGACCAGGGTCAAGGATTTCATGAACTATCAGATTTGTAACGTCATGAAAGAATATGACTCCGAGTTTGATCAAATGCTATTTTATTTACCGCTTGCAGGTTCAACCTTCAAGAAGGTATATTATGACGATTTACTTGGACGAGCGGTATCAAAGTTCGTTCAAGCGGATGACCTAGTGGTTCCGTATTCTGCTACCTCATTAGAGGATGCGGAAGCCATTTGTCATGTCATTAAAACCACCGAGAACGATTTAAAAAAACAACAGCTTTCAGGATTTTATAAAAACATCGATCTTCAGGTTCCTTATAACGAAGAGAGTGAACTTAGGAAAAAAGAAAGAGAACTCGAAGGGGTTCGTAAAGGGTGGCAAGAAAAGATCTTCACACTGATCGAATGTCATGTCAATTTAGATTTAGAAGGCTTTGAAGATCAAGGTCAAGATGGTCAACCCACAGGAATTAAAGTTCCTTATATTGTCACGATTGAGAATTCTACGCGAAAAGTTTTAGCAATTCGAAGAAATTTTAAACTCGATGATCCATTGAAAAACAAAATTCAATACTTTGTGCATTTTCGATTTCTGCCAGGTCTTGGATTCTATGGCTTTGGACTCATTCATATGATCGGCGGATTAAGCAGAACGGCAACGTCTGCTC